CATCAAGCCCCCGCCATCGCTGATTACTGCGGTGTTGACTTTGCTCATTTCTTCACTAGCGGGTACTCTCCTACAGCTACTTCTGGCGTCCATCATGCTTACACAATCATCAACAATCGTCACAATTCTTCTGTGTGTGGGCATAGCCATAAACGCGATCTGTACTTTAAAGATGGTGCAGGTAGTATCGGACTGGTTGTGGGGTGTCTCAAAGGGGCAGAAGAAGACTGGGCAGGCCAGTCTAATCGAGACTGGTGGCACGGCTTGGTTGTACTGAGGGAGTTAGAGAAGGGTATGTTCGAGCCTGAGTTTGTTTCTCTCAAGCAACTTCGTGAACTTTACGGTTGACCCAACAACAAGAATAAATATAACTGGGAGTCTTTCGCTGTGAAATTTGACGTGCATATGGTAGTGGAGGTTGACGAAGATTCTAACCTGCTAGAAGCTGACCGAATGTTCAATCACTCCGTGGTCCTTGACCAAGTAAGGACCCTGATGTATGATCTGGACGAGCTACACCTGAAAGAAATCGACGTAGAGCAAAGCGACTAGGGGCTTCCTTCGGGAGGCCCCTTCCACTCAGAAGGGTAAGTCATGATTACGAAAGAAGATATGGAAGCGTTCGACTACTACTCCGCAGATCAGTACGGAGACCCCCGACAGCGCAGCCCCCTCGACATGGTTCGAGAGTATCACCAGACCTCCGGTCTTCCTCTGGATATGGACATCTTCAAGGAAGCTGTTGAGGACCTTGTTGAGTTCCGTCTTCGCCTTGTTGACGAGGAAAATGACGAGGTTGCTCAGGAAGTCTGGCAAGACGGGTTTATTGATTGCGACAAGATCGTACCTGAGCGTCTCCTGAAAGAGCTTGCGGACCTTGTGTATGTCGTCTACGGTTTTGCGGCTACGTTTGGGTGGGACCTAGATGAAGCTCTTCGCCGGGTACACGAGAACAACATGGGGCGGATGCTCCAACCGGACGGCACCATCCACCGCCGTAGTGATGGAAAGATTCTGAAGAACAAAGAATACCCCCCTGTCGATCTGGAGGATTTGGTATGAGCTACTTCCGAGACCTTCTTGCAATCTATGTGATCCGTCTGGCTAAAAATCTTACGACCTTCGGATCAATTTATGATCTACTTGTCGCAGCGGAACGACAGCAAACTAAAAATATCAATGTTTGGTATGAGTAACAGGAGCAGGCATGACTAACTACAAATCTAACCTAAACCCTATGTTCCGTAGCAAGTTTTCGGAAGACATTTTTAACCACAAGTACCGTCACGAGGGCGCGGAAACTTGGGCATCCCTAGCCAGAACTCTTGTGGAGGATGTCTGCTCCGTTGCCGGTAACGCAATGTCCCCAGAAGACCGAGATCAACTTGAAGAGTACATCCGGGACATGAAATTCCTGCCCGGTGGACGCTACCTTTATTACGCAGGTCGTCCCAACAAGTTCTTCAACAACTGTTACCTACTCAAGGCAGAGGAGGACAGCCGGGAGGATTGGGCAGACCTATCGTGGAAGGCCGAGAGTTGCCTTATGACGGGCGGTGGCATCGGTGTGGACTACAGCGTGTACCGAGGCGAAGGGGCACCCATCCAGCGGACTGGCGGGCAAGCCTCCGGCCCTATCCCCAAGATGAACATGATTAACGAGATTGGTCGCCGTGTCATGCAAGGGGGTTCTCGCCGTTCTGCTATCTATGCTTCCCTCAACTGGCAACACGCAGACGTTCACCAGTTCCTCAAGGCGAAGGACTGGGCAGACATGCCTGTTGCAGGCACGGACAAGACACTTTGGGATGTGAAGCAGTCGGACTTTAACTTCCCTGCACCGCTGGATATGACAAACATTTCTGTCAACTACGACACGAAGTGGCTACTCGAATACTACCAGACTGGCAACCCCGGCAATGTCTTCAAAGAAAATGTCCGTCAAGCACTCAAGACAGCAGAGCCGGGCTTTTCTTTCAACTTCTTTGACAAAGAGAACGAGACTCTTAGGAACGCTTGCACCGAAGTCACCTCTGAAGACGACAGTGATGTGTGTAACCTAGGTTCGATCAACCTTGGGCGTATTGAGGGTGTGGAAGAGCTTGCGGATGTTGTCCGCTTGTCCACGATGTTCCTTATCTGTGGCACCCTCAAGGCCCACCTTCCCTACGATAAGGTTGCTCTGGTCCGTGCAAAGAACCGCCGCCTTGGCCTTGGACTTATGGGTATGCACGAATGGCTAATCCAACGGGGCTATAAGTATGAAGTCACGCCTGAACTGCACAACTGGCTCTCGGTCTACAAGGGTGTTTCTGACAAAACCAGTAAAGAGTTTGCTGACCGGCTTAGCGTTAGCCGTCCTGTGGCTAATCGTGCTATTGCTCCTACTGGCAGTATTGGTATTCTTGCTGGGACTTCTACTGGTATTGAACCAATCTTTGCCGTTGCCTACAAGCGTCGTTACCTTAAAGGTGGCAATCGTTGGCATTATCAGTATGTTGTGGATAGTGCAGCTCAAGAACTAATCAATATGTATGGCGCTGACCCTCAGAATGTAGAGAGTGCGCTTGATCTTGCAGGTGACTATGAACGTCGGATTAAGTTCCAAGCAGATGTTCAGGACTATGTTGACATGAGTATCAGTTCCACGATTAACCTTCCGGCCCGTGGTTCAAAACTCAACAACGAGTCCACAGACGAACAGTTTGCTAATACTCTTGCCAAGTATGCCCACCGTCTCCGAGGGTTTACCTGTTACCCTGACGGCGCTCGTGGCGGACAACCTCTTACCTCTGTACCTTACCAAGAGGCAGTAGATAAGCTCGGGGAAGAGTTTGAAGAACACGTAGAGGCGCACGACATCTGCGACATTAGTGGTACTGGCGGTACTTGTGGTATCTAATGCTTGACACATTGGGTGGGGTTGCCTTAAGGTTTCCCCACCTTAACTTTAGGAGTAACCATGACCAGTGTTTTTGTACCGATGGTCCTAGCCTGTACGGCTGTTGTGGAAAACCCCAACGAAGATTGCGTGGCTTTCAAGGGAAACCTCTTTAATACAAAGGAGGAGTGTGACTTCAACCTTTATAGCCAAGGTTTGCCCCTTGTTGAACAAGCACTGCCAGAGGGTGGGACAATTAGCGACTACGGTTGTATTGAACTGAAAAGTCCCAAAGGTGTGACTGCGGAGAAATGAAGACCCCATGTATCGGAGTCTGTAAGATAGACTTCAACAAGAAAGTGTGCTTAGGTTGTGGTAGGACCATGACACAGATACGTTGCTGGTCCTCCTACACTGATGCAGAGCGTGACCTCGTAATAAAATGGATTGAAAATGGTTCAACAAGCGCCCAAAAAGAAGACGCGACGGACACGGACTAAACACGACGAAAACAAAAGCGCAATCGAGATTGTTGCAAGGAACGAGAGGCAGCAAGATTATATCAAAGCTCTACACGAATCTCCTCAGGTCATTGTCTTCGGACATGCTGGAACAGGTAAGACCTACGTTGTCTCGTCTTTTGCAGCCAATGAATACCACCTTAAGCACATCAACAAGATCGTAATTACTCGACCTCATGTGGCTGTGGGCAAGGACATCGGATACCTGCCGGGTACGCTAGAAGAGAAGTGTGCCCCTTGGGCCTTGCCTGTAATTGATGTCCTTGAGGGACACCTAGGAAAGGGTGTGGTTGAAACTGCACTAAAGAATGGCAACATCGAGGTTGCACCCTTGGCGCTTATGCGTGGTCGTAGTTTTGAAAAGTCCTTTGTTATCTGCGACGAAGCACAGAACATTACCCTCCCAGAGTTAAAAATGTTGGTGACACGTATTGGAGAAGGTTCGCAACTTGTACTGAATGGAGACGTAGAACAGAGTGATCTAAGTGACCAGTCAGGTCTATCAAAGATTGTTCACCTGACCAAGAAACACATGCTTCCCATCCCCGTTATCGAGTTTGGGGTTGAAGATATCGTCAGGAGTGATATCTGTAAGACTTGGATCAAGACCTTTGCGAAAGAGGGTATCTAATGGAATATAAGTTTCAAAAAGGCGATCATGTAGAGGTCAGACGCACCGGAGAAAGGGGGGAGGTTCACTCTGTTGGAGAATTACCTAACTTGGGAGAATGTTACTTGGTGCGCCTTGACGGAAAAAGGTCGAGTTTTATCACACATACCGTAGACGAGTTGGAAAAAATTCCTGCCAATACAGTGGACAAACCTGCACACTACAATCAGGACGAAGCTATCGAATGTATAGATGCCATCCGGGCTGCGCTAGGAGACGAGTTTCCTGCATACTGTTTGGGTAATGTCATGAAGTATACGTGGCGCTACAAGTACAAGAATGGTATTGAAGACTTGAAAAAAGCTCAGGTCTACCTAGG